ACGACGACCCTGAACGTCACGGAGGAATGGTTCCACAAGTGACTTGAACTGAGCGCGAGTGAACGCATCGTTGAACTCGAACAGGGTATACTTCGCAGCAGTTGCGATTGCCTTTTCGAGGACAATGAAGAGACGACGAACGTTGATACGGTCGAAAGCCGATGGTTTTGTAAGCATCGTCTTATCGCCAAACAGGATTGTTCCTTCGCCTGGGAATGTTGTAATTGGATTGATGCCAGCCTTGTAGAGAGCATCACGTTCAGTTTTGTTTGGATTGAACGCCAACTTGATAACATTCTTGATCTGACCGCGATTGAATCCAGCTGGTGAATACCAAGGATCGCGTTCAATATCTGTACGAACCATTGTTCCGGCAGTGTCACCGTTGCAAGGAACATAACGGAATAAATCAACATACTTATCGTATTGATACTTCCAGCCTGAGTCAATTACTGCGTAAGAAGTTGAAGGCAGAGAGTTGCGGAAAGCAATGATGTCGTCTACTTCTGAACCAGCGTAGCCTGAGTTATTAACAACGTCAGCCTGACGAGGCGAAAAGACTGCAATACAATCTTTACGGTATTCGCAGATATTGTTGATGATATGAACTGGAACAGTAGCGGTAGCATGACCACCACCAAGAATCAACGATACGTCAACAGACTCAGCCGACTTAAACAAATTATATCCGTTGATATAATCTGCTGCTCTTGGAGCGGCACCATCGCGACCGTTATCAAGTGACATATATACTGGTCTATTTGTTGTTCCAGTGCCACTGTTATGATTAACAGCTCTTGTTACTGATTTTGTGTTAATTCCTGTAATATGCTGTGCCCACCACAACCAACGAGAGTTCTTGTTGATGTAGTTTGGATAATGAGTTGTTGTTCCGTCTTCGCTATGTGCGCCGGATGCCTTCGAAAGATTAGGGAACACTTCAAGAATAGTTCCAGCTGTTCCAGCAATACCACCAACTTCATCAAGAACAACAATATGCATTTCGTCATTTGAACCACCATACTGCGCAGCTTCTGTTGAAGTGCCTGGAGCAGATGGAACATAATCAAAGTATTCCCAACGACGAGTCGTCGTAGATTGTGTGCCAGTGTTACCGACATACTTAGACTGGATGGTAAAATAACGACCGTTAGCTGCAATAGAAGCAACCTTAACTGGAACCTTATCTGGACCAGCGACAAGAATGTCGCCTACAGTAAGTTGACTACCTACGTTAGCAGTAGATGTTACAACTGTGCTGTTGTTCGAGAATGTCATCGTTCCTGTTCCATAAGAACCAGGAGAGAACCATCCGTACTTTGTTGAAGTAACAGCTACAGTTCCGTTAGAACCAGCAGAAGTGCCTTGCGCTCCAGCTTGAAGTGTTAGCGTTACAGTCCAACCAGTTGTCGCACTTGCAGAAGTGTTTGAAGAAACACGAGCAGAAACTTTTCTTTGCTTTGTTCCACCAATGATTAGATAATCTCCAGCGTTAATTTGACTGATAAGATTGGCTGAAACTGTCTTCGACTTAGTGTTAGCTGTGACTGTTGAGATATTTCCGTTAGCAGCAGTTACAATTGTGAATACTGTTGCAGAAAGACCAGCATTATTGGCAGCAGAGAGCGTTGTTCCGCCAAGAATAAAACCACGAGTGGTTGTTCCTGTTATTGTGCTTTCGTAAGCATTTGAAGACAAACAAACAGAAACTTTTAAGTTGTTACCAAGAACGCCTGGATACTTAGCAACCCAAGCACCAACACCAGTAATACCGTTTACATAGTTGTTGTTATAATCATCTTCGTTATTGATAACTGTGTTTTGCGTATTTGCTTCGTTTGCAATCGCATTACGAGCAATCGTAGCGCCAACTTTGTTATTTGCGTTAACAACACGTGTTACATACAGCGCATTACCATATGCAAGAAAATTTGCAGATGTAAAGAAATCCACAGCCGTATTTGTATTTGGATGATGGAATTGTTTTACAAGTGTATCTTCCGAATCAACAAGAACACGTTGTCCAACAGGACCCCATCTTAAGTGAGCGGCAATTGCACCAGTTGTCGTGCTTACAGCAGGGATAATCGTTGTGAGATCGATCTCACTGACATTAACTCCTGGAGAAACTTGGAAAGCCATATGGATTATCTCCTTTTATCTAACGAAGGTATGTATACTTCGCGCCTTGAATCCTACTCGGTTTATTTATAAAAATGGACTTTATTACCAAATTCGACCGTCGTTGAAGCCAGATTCGAACTCGTCGGCGCTTCCACTATCCATAGAGTGGGTTTGATCTCCTGCATCAAAGAAACCAGCCGGAAGAAGATCATCGTGGACATCTTTCATGGTTTCATTAGCAAGGTTTCTACGAATATCGCTATTTGTCAGGTCTTTGAAGTATGGTTGAGTGATAAGCCACCCAAACAGAACCAAAGTCATAGCCAAATCGTCATGACACCCTTCTTCAGCTTTGAAAGTGTCTTTTGTTTCAACAAATGTAGAAAGTTCTTCGATAGTATCAAAATCAGTTATAAGAAGTTTATTGCTTTCGACAATCGTTTTTAGATTAGAGCAGCCGATCTTCTTGACGGCTTTAGTTGTTCTGACACCAAAAGCTGATCTTGCATTGAAACCACCACCAATCTTGATATTCTTGTTCTTTGTAAAGGTAGCAATCACGTTTTCATATTCAAGATCGGTAAACAGAGACTGAACAACCTGCTGACCGATATTGTTTGTCTCGCCTAGCACCCAAGCATTGTTATACCATCTGGCAAAACGATAGATGATATCTGGGAACATAAGTGGAGAAACATCTTTACTTCTATACTTAGCCACTTGTCGATACGGCGTTTGAGTAACATCAAATACCGAAAGCGCTGAGTAGTCGCCACCTATACCTTCTGATACGTCGAAGACGCAGATATAAAGTTTTCGCGGATCAGGCTCTTCGTAATAGTCTAGACCAAACTTATCTTTATTTGCTGGCACCCAAGCTAGTTCACGCAGCTTGACAGGATGAATGAGAGTATTGGTTGAACCGATGAACTCGCACTCAAACTCTTGACGGAACTGTTCTTCGCTGGTATTAGCGATGGTTTGTTTGCGCCATTCTTCATCACGACCAGGAACATCGTTCCACATAATTTCAATTGGCTTATACTCACTTCGACCTTCTGTGGCATCTACCCACATCTTGAAGAAGTGGTTCATACCATTTGGCGTAGACACGATAATGATCTTGGTAGTCTTACCAGATGAAATCGTAGGATAGGTAGAAGCGAAGAATGCATTAGCGAGGTTACGCTGCACGAACGCGAACTCGTCGAGAAAGATCAGGTTGAACGATCCACCACGGATGGCGCTTGACGAGGTAGCAGCTGCGAGAACCTTTGAACCGTTCTCTAGCTCGATGTTACCTTTGTTCCAAGTCACAACACCTTGCTGCAACCACTTAGGTAGATATTCAAAGGCTAGCTGCAACTTAGCAAGCAGATCTCGCGCGAGCGCGCCCTTGTTCGCTAGAATGGCTACGTTCTGCTGATCTGTGAATAGAATCAGATGAAGAATGTATGCGATAGATGTAGTGGACTTACCAACCTGACGTGGAAGCTTGCAGATACTAAAGCGATTCTCTTGGAACGTCTTGAGCATCTTCGCTTGGAAATCCCACATATTAAATGGCATAAGACCGAAGTCAACGTTCACGATCTTGATATACTTGCGTGCGAAATACTCAACATCTTTTGCGCATTTCATATACTCTTCAACTTCGTCTAGTGTATACTGATGGATAACCCCAGCTGCTTTTAGATTGGGATTACCAAGATATGTTTTCACAGCCATTATTTTCTACCATTAATAAGAGACTGCAACTCAGCAGAACTACCAACAAAGATGGCGTTCTGAGCATTGATACCACCTTGTGTATTGTTTCCCTTATCGCTATCGTCTTTCTTCAAATCCTTCAGTTTCTTTTGGATGTCAAGTAGATCCTTGTTAGCGTCAACCAACGTCTTGATAAGACCACCGACGACTTCAAAGGCTCTTGGGTGCTCTGAGGTTTTTGCCACCAGCAAAGCTTCTTCAAGAGCATCGTTGCCTTTGTGAATAATATTGTGTAGATTGTTGCGAGCTGTTGCAAAATCGTCGTCAACATCTGTGCTTACCTCCACGTCAGGCAACTTCTGAACCATAGGAGGAGAAGCTGGTAGATTGAGAGCGTTTTCTACGCTAATTTCAAAGTTTGTTTTCTCATTCATGATAATGGCTCATCGTTTCCTGTTACTGGATTATACTTTTTACCATCTAAGAAGAAGAATGTATTAGAGCAGAATCCATAATCATCAGTTGCTTCGATTTGAGTATACGGAATCGAAGCAGCGCTGTTAGTTGTTGGGCTACCATTAGCCAATAGACCAGGCTGAACAACAATACGAGAACTACGACCAGTGCGTGATATATCGTCTAGTGTAATTCTATTTGATGTATTACCAGTAACGATACCAAAGTCGATCTGCGAACGCTTGATGATACCCTGACGACGAACTGGTCCGTAGAAGTATCCTTTTACGGTAAAGTCAAACGTATAGATCAATGCACGGCGTTGATCAAAGTCACCTTCGTATGTATCTTCAATCGAAACTGTGTTCAGAATGGTAGGAACATCCTGAATCAAACTCATCTCTGGAATCAAGCGAACCTGATTAGTCCACTCTGGTCCGAAGTAAGGAACAATCTGCTCCATGATCTGTGCGCCATCGTCAGCGTTACGAACATAAGCATATAGATTGAAGTTCAGATCATACGGGACTGGCATATAAGTGAAGTCAAGTTTGTTCTTGTCATCGACAACCTTCACGTTGCGCGAAGTTCCAGCAAGACGGCGCTGTCCGTCATATGCAAGAGTTGTCATCTCAAAACCCATGCGCGGAAGCTGGATAGCAACCTGCTGATCAAGATTAGGATCTTGTGTAATACGAACAAGAAACTTTTCTTTTGGTCCGTATGCAAGTGGAACAGCCACAGACTGCAACGATACGCCAGTTGTGTCTAAGCGACGAACAACGATATCGTTGAACATGTTACCAAACATGATAACATATTTACGGATTGACTGATGATAAAACTGCGATCCGAACATTAGAACCTATCAATTTCTGAGAATGGGTTACGTTCACTGAAGTCCAGATAATCAATCGATCCAGTGAAGAATACTTCGTTATTAGCTGTAACGGTTTGTGTCTCGACACGATACTCTTGCAGCATATATCCACCATCTTCAGAAAGGATGTTTGTGCCATCTTGATTTTGAATCTGGTAGATAAGAATATCTTGACTGTATCGAGACTCGATAGCATCGATAGCGGTATTGCCAGTGTTGATGTCAATAGCGCCCATACGATCTACAAGTTCACAAGTCAGTTCATATGTGTAAAGCTTGCCGTGCTGATAGAAAATGTTTTCGTGCTCGACAAACTTGATTTCATACAGCTTGTTGTTTAGCGGAAAGAAGATGAAGTCGCCTTCAAATGGGCGTGGTGAAGTTGTCTGATAACCTTCCGTCCCGCCGTTCTCTAAACGAAGCGCAGTTGAAGTTCCCCAAGATGTTGTGCTGCCATTTTCAAGTTGAATATTGTATCCAACTTCGGTCAACATCTTTTCGTTGGATACTTGTTCCCAACGCTTACGAGCCATAACAAAAGTAATCTGGTCACGGATTTCCAGATTGAACTTAGATAAGAAGTCGCCTTCACCTTCGAACTGTTGTGTGTTCTTGATATACATTTCGATATCAATCGCATCTTCAAACTTTGAAAGCGGATCTTCACCGAGCAGTGCGTCTGGACCAACAATAGTGCGTGGCATATACTTCACGTCAAGACCATAAATCTTGATTGATTCAATAATCAAGTCTTCAGCAGTATCCTGCTCGCGATCAAATGTAAACGGACGGAAGTATTTGTTCGTTGCCATCTTTATCCAATCATGTCAGTAACTGGGAGTGAGTAATCCATGATTACTTCATCTTCGAGCTTATTGATCTCTTCGTTTGCTTCTTCCCAAATCTTCTGACCGTTGAATGTTACTCCGCCTGGCAAATTCATACCTTCAAACTTCTTGAGGTTTTCACCCCACTGCAACTTGACAAGTGCAGTCGTATACTTTCTAAGCCAGGGTTCATTCCATACGTCTGGATTCTCTTCCGGATTTACTTCGCGATAACCTTCGATCATAATGAACTGATTAGCTTGAACATCGTCCGACCAGCTCATGTCAATATACAGCTTATCGGTATTGCGATTGTAACGGATTGGCTTCTTACCAACGAATACTTCTTCAAGGAACTCAATGTGACGCATAGCAACAACGTATGGTGTGACCGATACGCTGGAGATGTTAAACAGTTCGTTTAGATGAAGCTGATAGCGGATATTGAATAGATTCATTGCACCAAATGAATCATTAATATCAAAAACACGGGTTACGCCTACAAAGTCTTCCGGAAGCGTAACATACTGGTTATTGATATCGGTTTGAGACAGTTGGTGAGGATAGTAAACGTGTTGCATACCATCAAAATGATAATCGCGAAACTTGAGTAGGGCGTCATCGATACGATCATCGACCTGTTCACTATCGACGTTGATATCGATAACAGGCGCACCTAGACGGCGTAGGATGTATTCTTTGAACTGCTGACGATTTGCGATAGCCATAGGCGGAACTCCAATTCTCTTTGCCTATTTATACTATTTTGATGTAGCCCTATAGACTCCATCCCAATCAGTTGGCAAATTGGCATTGCGCAGCTCTTCGATTCGCTCTTCCATCATTCCGTAATATTCGTTTAATTCGCCTTTGAAAGCGTTGCGAAGAACCTTAATATACTTGAGCGCTTGATCCCAATCCTGACGACGATAGTTCTTGATGAAATCTTCGTGTGTCTTAAGATAGGTTCTGTCGATACCAGTTCCATTGACAATCGTGTAAATCTTCACGCCCTTCGTCTTGCCTTTGACAGCGATGCAGTCGAGTTCTGCTAGTGAGTATTGATCTTGAACCAATTCAGCTGTTCGCTCACCAATGATCATCTTTACATGATACGGTTTTGATTGACCTTCTAGTCTAGAGGCCAAGTTAACAGAATCACCGAGGCAAGTGTAATCGAAACGCTGAGAGCTACCCATATTCCCGACAACAACAGAACCAGTATTGATACCAAGACCCATACCGAAAGCAGGAATACCTTCATTGGCGATTTCAACATTGAAGCGATCCAAGTCGCCAAGCATTTCAAGAGCTGTTTTAACTGCATGTTTAGCATGATCCTTATCGTCTAGTGGTGCGTTCCAAAAAGCCATCTGAGCGTCACCAATGTATTTGTCGAGTGTTCCGTTGTTATCCAAAATCTTCTTTGTCATCGCTGTCATATAGCGATTCATAATCTCAGTAAGACCTTGAACGTTAGATCCATAATGCTCACTAATAGTAGTGAA